GCCAGCCGGGCGAGCCGCCACACGGGCATACTGGCCTGCTCCAGCGCTTCATCTTCTATGGGTACGACAAAGCATCCGGCTCATTTGCCATAGGCGGATCGATGCTCATTGGCCCATCAAAGCTTAGCGGCCGCGTGAGCGAGACCGCACTCTTTGCCCTCGAGTACGGTGGCCGCACGACAACTGTCGAATACCGATACCGCCCCGGCGAACGGCGCACCAAGGCATACAAGCAAATTACCATCGAGGCCCGCCCATTCATGGGGCCGGCCTTCGAGCGTTCGAAACAGCAACTGCCCGAGCTCTGGCAGGACTGCCTGCATCGGCTCGGCACGTAGAGGAGACAACGACAATGACTACGAGAGGTATCGATTGCGAACTGCACCTGCAGACCACCGGCGCGCGTGCCGCTTGGCCCGCCACCGGCATTCCGGCCAGTCTCAGCGAGATCGACATCGTCCAGGACGTGCGGCTCAGCGACGAGCGCGACGAGGTCGAGCTCAAGCTCCGCAAACACGGCGGGTTTGCCGTCAGTGAGTTTACCACCAGAAAGATATCGCTGGAGGTCGACATCCTGTATGAGACCGATGACCCCAACTTCATCATTCTGCAGGCCGCCTACCAGGCAAACAACGGCGTGGCTATCGCCGTCTGTGATCAAGATCCCGCGGTAGATGGCGCGCAGGGCATCTGGGCCGATTGGAAGATCGGCTCATTCAGCCAACCGCAGGAAGCCGCCGGCGTCGTGATGTGCAGCCTGACCCTCAAGTTCGCGCACACCGACGTCTCGCCCGAGGACTTCGTAACCGTTGCCGCGAGCTGATAGCGTCGACAGCCGGGAGCACCAAACACATGCATACGTTCACCGATCCTGCCCAACGGACGTGGACCGTGGCGATCAACGTTGCCGCAGTCCGCCGCGTGCGTGACGCACTCAAGCTCGATCTGCTCTCCGTAATCGACGGCGAGTTGCTGGAAAAGCTCGCCGGCGATCCGTGCCTGCTCTGCGACGTGCTCTATGTCCTGTGCAAGCCGCAGGCCGAGGAGCGCGGTATCGGCGATGAGCAATTCGGCGAGCTGCTGGCCGGCGACGTGATCGACGCCGCCACGCAGGCGCTGATCGAGGAGCTGATCGATTTTTTCCCGAGCCGCACTCGCCGGCCGCTCGGCGAGATGCGGGCAAAGCTGATGGCCCTGCAGGCGGCGCTGACTCGAAAGAGTCTGGCGAAACTCGATGCCCTGGACGTCGAGCAGACGGCCGATCAACTGTTGGCCGCGATGGAAAAGCTCGGCCCGGACGGCCTCGCAAAGCTGCTCGCCTCACGGCCGCCGGCGTCTGGCAGCTCATCTGGAACATCACCGGACTCATCGGACTCGACCCCGGTCCCTATACCGTCCGAGAGCTGACGTGGATGGCATACGGAGCGTTTGAGCCATACGCCGCATTGCTGTCGCAGCAACAGAACATGAACAGGGGGACGGGGCAGCCAACGTCGCCGAATGACTACAACCCCTACGCTCGGCGCTTTGAATTGCCACGGATGTCCGTGGCCGAAGCGGCCGGTGCACTGGGACTCAAGAAAAAGAGGAGCACGAAATGAAGATCGTAATCGAAATCGTCACCTGGCTTTGGCAACTGCTGAACACACCCGCCGGCATCACGTTCACGGCCGGCCTGCTGCTCTACCTGCTGAACCGCCTCTACGCGGCCAAGCCCCTCTGGCAGCAATATGAGGGCACGATCGTCTCTGCGATCCGCACGGCCGAGAAGCTCATCCCCAACGATACTGAAAATCGCAGCATGGCGAGATTCGACCAGGCGATGCAGTTCGTTCTCGAGGTATTCGAGGAACGAAACAAGCGCGAGCCGACAGCCGCCGAGAAAACCATCCTGGAGGAAGGGATCAATCTCAAGCACAACGAGCTGTCGGTCGAGGGCGCGTTGACGGCTCCCGCACCGACGCCGCCCGTGGTGGAGAGCTGAATGGCTATCCTCATCGCCATCATCGAAATCGTGATCCGCGCGTTGCTCCCCGCGCTGGCTGCGGGCGCCACTCCGACCGCACAGGATGGCGCCCGTCAGCCTGAACTCCGCAGCAGGCTCACAGAGGCCGTCAGGGGCCGCTGGGTGGCCGCGCTGGTGGTCGTTGGTATCCTGGCACTATCCGGCTGCAACCGCACGCTGTACGTGCAGCCAGGCGAGCCTGTGCGGCTCAGGGAGACCATCCGATCCGCCAAGGTCTGGGTGCTCGACGCGAACGGCAAGGCAACCGCCGGCACGATGGACCTGCCCGAAGGCTGGTACTGTCTGCCGGATCCGGGAGAATCACAATGAACCGTCCACTCGAAACCGGCGTCAAGAACACCGACAACTGCCCGGTATGCGGCCTCACGATGCGGAAGCGCCGGGTCACTGGCTGGATACTGACCTGCCCGGGGCCCGGCCACGAGACGAGCGTCTTTATCGAGGATCCGCAGCCGCAAGCCCCAGGGCCCAAGCCCTCGGCCACACTAGAGTCATAGCATGGCGAAGACTGGCGCGATCCGAGCCGGCAAGGCGTACGTCGAGCTCGGCACCGACAACAAGAATCTGGAGAAGGGCCTGAAGTCGGCGCAGCGGCGGCTGCGCGAATTCGGGACGGCCGTCCGAGCAGCGGGCATGGCATTCATGAAACTTGGCGGATTGCTCGCCGTCCCGCTGATTGCCGGGGTCAAGGTCTTTGCCGACTTCGAAAACCAGATGGCCAACGTATCGACGATGCTTTCCAACTCTGAAGAGTTCATGGACCGCTACAGGGTCGGCATTCGCGCGTTGGCGGTAGAGTTTGGTGAATCGACATCGACGCTGGCCAAGGGACTCTATGACATTCTGTCCGCGTCGATTGACCCGGCGCATGCGATGGATGTGCTGGCCGTATCGGTGCGGGCGGCGAAGGCCGGTATTACCGACGCTGGGGTGGCGGCCGATGCCATCACGACGATCCTGAATGCCTATGGCATGGCGGCCAGCGAGGCGGGGCGCGTGTCCGATATCATGTTTGCTACGGTCAAGCGCGGCAAGACCACGTTTGCGCAGTTGGCCCCGTCGATCGGAATGGCGATTTCCACGGCTGCCAGTGCCGGTGTCTCATTGGAGGAAGTTGGTGCCATCCTCGCCACGCTGACCCGCAACGGTGTGCAGACTGAGAACGCGGTGACCGCCCTCAACCAGATGATCCTGCAGTTCCTCAAACCGAGCAATGAGGCGGTTACTACCGCACGGCAGTTGGGGTTCGAGATGAATACCGCCACGATACAGGCTGAGGGACTGGCCGGAGTGTTCGGACGGATCAGCAAACTGAAACCGGAGGAAATCGCCAAACTGTTTCCCAACGTACGTGCACTTCGCGGCGTAATCCCCGCGCTGCGAAACATGGAGGGGCTGACTCGGGACATTGCGTTGATGGCCAACTCGGCCGGGATGACGGAGCAGGCCTACCAGAAAATGGAGGCGACACTTTCGCACGTGTTCGGGAAACTTAAGGCGGCGGCGTACGATGTGCTCATATCGATTGGGCAGGCGCTGGCCAAGCCCGTTGGCGAGCTGGCAGTATCGTTGAAGAACATGGCTCAGTGGATCAGCCTGGTTGCCGGCAAAAATCCGGAGCTGATCAGGACTGTTACGAAGATCACGATCGGAATACTGGCGGCTGGCGCTGCGATGATCGCACTCAGTTATGCGGTCGGCGCGTTGACAACAGTACTCGGCATCCTCATCCCGGTTGTCGGCGTTGTTGAATCGCTGCTTGTCGCAGTCTTCTCGCCTGCCGGTGCGATCGCCGTCGGCATTGCGGCCGCCGGCGTCGGTCTCTTCTGGCTGGTGGGTGGGTTCAAGTACCTGAGCAAGGCCGGGCAGGTCCTGAAATCCGACATGATCGGTGCGTTCGATGGGATCAAGAACGCCCTCGCCGCGGGCGACATCGGCCTTGCTGCCCGGATCTTCTGGCTCACCCTCAAGCTTGAATGGCAGCGCGGTATCGGGCTGCTCAAAGACCTGTGGGCGACGCTCAAGTTCTATATGCTCACCGTGATGGCGAACGTTGTCGATGGCATTCGGGCCGCCTGGGAGATCGGTGTGCATGCGATCAAGAGTTCGTGGGATTGGCTCGTCGGCGTCCTCCGTGATATCTGGAACTCATTCAGTGACTGGTTCAAGACGAGCCATGATGCCGCTACGAGCTGGATCGCCAAACGCATGATCGACGTGCAGGGCGTGGTCGGCGCGTACACCGATGAAGAGGTCGCCCAGATGAAGGCCGGCATCGACGCCAAGACCGCGGCGTACGCGGCCGGTGTGGACGAGCAGCGGAAGCTCGACGACG